AAGGCGCGCATATTCTCGTCATCGACGACCCAGTAAAGAACCGTGACGATGCAGAATCCTCAAACGCAAGAGAAAGCACCTGGGACTGGTATACGTCCACGGCTTATACACGTCTTGCTCCAGGTGGCGGCGTTCTGGTTATTCTTACTAGGTGGCATGACGATGATTTGGCGGGAAGACTCCTCAAAGCCGCCGCCGATCATGGAGAGCAGTGGGAAGTCGTCAACTACCCAGCTAGAGCCGAAGTCGATGAAGAATTCCGAAAGACTGGAGAAGCCCTCCATGCTGATCGATACGATGAGCAAGCTCTAGCAAGAATCGAGAAAGCAGTCGGGCCGCGAGACTGGTCTGCGCTGTATCAGCAGAATCCCGTTGCAGATGACGGCGACTACTTTACGCGCGGCATGATTAATTACTATGACCGCGACGACATCGATCTAGACCGCATGAAATTCTACGCAGCGTGGGACTTGGCGATTGGTAAGAACGATAGGAATGACTACACCGTGGGTATGGTCATTGGTGTCGATGAGCAGGATCAATTGTTTGTTGTCGATATGGTGCGTGGGCGGTTTGACGGCTTTGAGTTAGTCGAGCAGATACTCGATCTCTATGAGCTGTGGAAGCCCTCAATAATAGGTATCGAGAAAGGCCACATCGAGATGGCTCTCGGTCCATTCCTAGAGAAGCGCGTGCGAGAGCGTGGGCTTTACGAAGCATATTTCAAAGATTTAAAAACCGGACGTAGAGACAAGGAAGCGCGCGCCCGAGCAATCCAAGGCCGGATGCAGCAGGGCATGGTGTTCCTGCCCAGAGAAGAAAATTTCACTGGGCCTTTGGTTGCAGAGCTATTGAGGTTCCCAAATGGTGTTCACGATGACCAAGTTGATGCTTTAGCGTGGCTTGGCTTAATGATGACCGAGTTCAATACTTTTGTTGAGAGGGTTGAACACATACCCACTTGGCGGGACCGATTACCGGCGCTCTTAAAAAGCGACCGATCCAAATCAGCTATGAGCGCATAAGATGAAAGACCAAAAGATTTCCCCCGACAAGGAAGAAGAGATCACACGTACCCAGTGGACACGCTATGAGCGCGCCCGCGATAACGGCCACCTAGACTACGTCTCTATGGCGCAGAAGTGTGATAGTTATTACCAAGGCGATCAGTGGGACGCAGACGATGAACGGGCTTTAGAGGCCGAGGGTCGCCCTGCCCTAACTATTAATACGATCCTGCCGACTGTAAATACTATTCTGGGCGAGCAATCTACGCGCCGTGCAGATATTCAGTTCAAGCCTAGACGTGGTGGTGATCAAGAAGTCGCCAATACGCTGACTAAGCTGTATATGCAGATCGCAGATAACAACAAACTGGATTGGGTTGAGCAGCAAGTGTTCTCGGACGGTTTGATTATGGATGGCCGTGGGTACTTTGACGTGCGTATGGATTTCAGTGATCACGTTGAAGGTGAGATCCGAATCACAGCCAAAGACCCACTCGACATACTAATTGACCCCGACGCGAAGGACTCTGATCCGAAAACGTGGACTGAGGTATTTGAAACCAAGTGGATGACGCTTGACGAGATCGAGGAGCTGTACGGGAAGAAGAAGTCCGAGCAGCTGTTGTTCGTAGCTGAGAATGGCATGAGCTTCGGGCCTGACTCAGTCGAGTATCAAGAACAGAGGTACGGAGACACCGAGAATAACGATGAGCATTTCGGCGCTGGAGTTCCTGGTGATGACGAGTATCGAAACGTTAAGTCGTTAAGAGTCGTAGAGCGACAACATAAGAAGCTAACCCGATCTGATTTCTTTGTTGACCCTGACACGGGCGACCAAAGGCTGTGCCCCGAGGCATGGAAAGAGGCTAAGTGTAAGAAGTTCGCTAAGCAGTACAACCTGACTTTAATCAATAAAGTTGTACGCAAAGTCCGATGGACCGTCACTTGCGACAGAGTGGTCTTGCATGATGATTGGTCACCCTACAATGAATTTACAATCGTGCCTTTCTTCTGTTACTTCAGGCGTGGTCGCCCATTCGGCGTGGTGCGAAACCTATTGTCACCACAAGAACAGCTGAACAAAATTGCCAGCCAAGAGCTGCATATTGTTAATACTACGGCTAATAGCGGCTGGATGGTCGAGAGCGGCTCGCTGATTGGTATGACAGCGGATGACTTAGAGGAACACGGCGCTGAGACGGGCCTAGTGCTCGAATATGCGCGTGGCACTACACCGCCTATGAAGATTCAAGCTAACCAGATTCCAACTGGGTTAGATCGTATCGGGCAGAAAGCTATGGCAAACATCCAAACCATATCGGGTATCAATGACTCGATGTTAGGTACGGATAGCGCAGAAGTTAGCGGGATAGCTATTCAAGCTAAGCAGAACCGTGGCGCGGTCATGATTCAGGTGCCACTAGATAACTTGCGAAAAGCTAGGCAGTACTTAGCGGAGAAAGTACTCAACCTTGTGCAGACTTTTTACAGTGAGCAGCGCGTTATTCAGGTCACCAATGAAGATGACCCCCTGAAGCCCCGCGAAGAAATGGTGGTTAACGAGATGACACCCGAGGGTACAATCATTAACAATCTCACGCTTGGTGAGTACGACGTAATTGTTTCTACGGCTCCAGCACGCGACAGCTTCGATGAAGTCCAGTTCGCAGAGGCGCTTAACCTGCGGCAAGCAGGCGTAGCGGTTCCAGATGACGCAATTATTGAGTACAGCCATCTAGCTAGAAAAGGTGAGCTTGCCAAGCGCATTCGCACCATGACAGGCGTTGAGCCTCCCACTCCAGAGCAAGCAGAAGCAATGGCGCAGCAGCAACAAGTTGCCATGATGGAAATGCAGCTTGAGATGCAGAAGCTCGAAGCTGAAGTTCAGAAGATTCAATCCGAAGCAGCGCTCAATACGGCGAAAGCTCAAGGCGCTAGTGAAGTTGATCCTCAGATTCGTGTTGCAGAGCTACAGGCGAAGATTCAGATGAATCAAGAACAACTGGCACTCCGTCGAGAGCTTTCATCTGCAACTAACGAGATTCGACAGAGCCAAAGCGAGACTAGTGCAGCTACTAAGATCGCGACTACAGCTATGCAGTCAGCAAAGAACAGTATTCCCCAACCCGACAAGAACAGGAGTTCTTAAATGAGTAAGAAAGAAGCTATGTCAGACGAAGAAAAAGCCATTGAATACGTGGTAATGCCAGGAGCTGATCGTCCAGAGGATGATGACTCGCCGCAGCTAGATTTGAGCTTTGACGAGGTTATGGCTGAAATATCCGATGACAAAGACGGGGATGCAACAGATGAAATTGCTGAAGAAGCTCTAGATGAGGAAGCTACAGGTGAAGAAGCGCCGTCTGAAGAGGACGCAGATGATGAAAGCCCAGATGCTGAATCAGAAGAAGCTGCTGACGAACCTGAACTCGAAGAAGCTGCGGAATTAGAAGAACCCGTAGTCGAGAAAAAACTAGCTAAAAAGACAATGGTGCCGAAAGCACGGTTGGACGAGGTTTTAGCAAAGCAGAAAGCACTTCAAAAACAGTTGGATGAAATCAATGCGGCTAATGAAAAATCTGCAGAAGCTCCAGAGGACTATGACTTTGACACAAAAGAAGTCGAATACCAGAACATGGTACTGGATGGGGAGACTGACAAGGCAGTCGCGTTACGTCGCGAAATCAGAAAAGCCGAGAGGGAGCAGCTTGAATTTGAAATGCGACAAGAAATGTCGCAAACCGTCAGCCAAGACAGACAGATGAATGCGTTGCAGCAGGCAGCGATGGCGATGGAAGAAGCATACCCTGTGTTTAGCCATGACTCCGAAGATTTTAACGAAGAAATGACGAATGAAGTTATCGAGTTGCGCGATGCTTTTATATCAAAAGGGTACGAAGCGGTCGATGCTTTGTCGAAGGCTGTTAAGTACGTTGTCAAAAGCAATGATTTAGATGTTGTTGAAGACGAAGCGCCAAGCTTAGCGGGCAAGGCAAAAAGCGTAGATGAAGTTGCTAAGAAGCGCGCCCAAGTAAGTAAGAAGTTAAGGGCTGCGGATGCACAGCCTCCTGAACTACCAGGAGAGAGTAGCTCAACACACGGGGAAAAAGGTATAGACCTAGCGACGATGACTGAAGAAGAGTTTGATGCGCTACCTGAAGCGACGTTGAAACGGTTGAGAGGCGACATTCTGTAATGGCCGCTAAAAAAGACCCGCGATTAGCCCGAGCAGGAGTGTCGGGCTTTAACAAACCTAAGCGAACGCCCAGTCACCCAAAGAAGTCGCACATTGTTGTGGCTAAACAAGGCGAAAAGATTAAAACCATTCGCTTTGGGGAGCAAGGCGCTTCTACTGCTGGTAAGCCCAAGGCTGGTGAGTCTGACAAGATGAAAGCTAAACGTAAAAGTTTTAAAGCCCGACACGGGAAGAACATTGCCAAAGGGAAAATGTCAGCGGCTTACTGGGCAGACAAAGCTAAGTGGTAGCAGGTAGAACATTGATCCCACACTCAATGTTCGGTAACGAAAGTTGTTGCTTTACAATAATACCTAGACTAATATTCTACATACGTCCATCTCTACGATATGAGGTCGCCCCGTAGGCGTAAAAAACGTACCTCGCCTGCACAAGGCGTAAAACCTGTCGAGGTCGCCCCTCGTTAATCCGCGCTAGTTCGTCGCCCTACGATACGGGGAGAACGGATTAGCCGCTCCAAAAGTCGGCTGATAAAGCAGCGTGTGCTGCATAAACGTCAATCTTATTTGGAGGCCATCATGGCTTTAACGAATTTCGGGACGCTTTCGGGCGACCAGCTGCAAACATGGAGTCGCGACTTCTGGAAAACAGCGCGTAACCAATCTTTTATTAATCAATTTGCTGGAACTGGCTCAAACGCGATGGTTCAGCGAGTCACAGAACTCACCAAGAACCAAAAAGGCACCAAAGCTAACATCACGTTGCTTGCTGATATGACCGGAGACGGCATCACTGGTGATTACACGTTGGAAGGCAATGAAGAAGCACTCCGCGCTTACGACATCACCATTGAGTTAGATCAACTGCGATTTGCAAACAGAATTGCTGGCCGAATGACTGACCAGAAGACTGTTGTAAATTTCCGTGAGCAATCTCGTGACGCACTTGCCTATGCAATTGCAGACCGATGTGACCAGCTTGCGTTTTTGACTCTGTCAGGTGTCGCATATACCAACAAAAACAACGGTGCGTTGCGTACTGTAGTTGGTGGAGCTGTCAACGGACAAGAGCTTGTAGACCTTGAGTTTGCATCAGACGTGTCAGCTCCTACAGTTGCTCGTCACCGTCGTTGGGATGCAACTGATGGCCTAGTGGCTGGCGCTACTAACGCCGTCGCTGCTGTCGATAAGATCGGCTACGAGACTATTGTTAACCTGAAAGCTTACGCTAAAGATAACTACATCCGAGGGATTCGTGGTGCTGGTAACCAGGAAACTTTCCACATGTTTGTTACTCCGCAGCAAATGGCTGACTTGAAACTCGACGCAAACTTCTTGGCGAACGTCAGGAACGCTGGTGTACGTGGCTCAGCTAACGGCTTGTTCTCAGGAACTAGCTCGTTGATGGTTGATGGCGTCATGATCCATGAGTTCCGACATGTGTTTAACACATCTGGTGCTACATCTGGTTCTTCCGGTAACGCTGGTGCAGCTGGTTACAAATGGGGCGCTGGTGCCAACATTGACGGAGCGCGTGCTCTGTTCTGTGGCGCACAGGCTCTGGCTCTGGCTGACATTGGACTGCCTGAAATGGTCGAAGACACTTTTGACTACGGCAACCAGTCTGGTATCTCAGTAGGCAAGATCTTCGGTATGCGAAAGCCTAAGTACAACTCTGATATCTCAGGGTCTGTACAGGACTTCGGCGTGATCTGTCTCGATACAGCGCAGTAGTAGTACTCCCTCCCCCTCTTCGGAGGGGGGTTTTTTACCCCACAGGAATTAATCATGAAGATTGTTAGTAGCGAGTCATTACGAGTGACCACCCTTAGTGGAGCCGCAATAGTGTTTGAAGCAGGTGTACCAACAGAGATCTCGCAAGAGATAGGTCTGGTAGCACTTCAAATGGGCGCAACCGAATATAAAGAAGGCGAGGCTAAAGTTGAAGCAGATGATAGTGAAACCCCTGCTGATTCCGAAGAGCCAAGTTTAACTGGCATTGTTTCTCTAGACCTCGTCACAGCCTTAGAAAAGCTGATGGATGAAGGTAACCCCGAAAACTTTAAAGCTGATGGCTCTCCTAAAGCCTCAGTTGTAAATAAAGCATTGGGCAAGACAATAGATTCAGACACCCGTGATGCAGCTTGGGAAGCATTACTTAATTCATAGGTAAAGCATGGCGGTTACAGTACAGAGTGTAATAGATCGAGCGCAAGCGGTACTTCAGGATACTACAGGAGTGCGGTGGCCTGTTGTTGCTGAACTGGTTCTCTGGGTTAACGATGCTCAACGAGAGATCGCGTTACTTAAACCAGATGCTACCGCGACAAATGCAACTGTCACGCTTGCAACCGGAACAAAGCAGTCAATCCCAGCGACTGGCAATAGGCTATTAAATGTTGTTCGCAACATGTCGGCGGCTAGCGGCGGTACAGGCAAAAGAGCAGTACGGTTGGTTGCACGCGAAGTCTTAGACGCACAGACCCCAGATTGGCATGACCCTACAGCTTCGGGAAGCAGCCAGCATACAACAGTCGTGAAGCACTTCGTCTACGACGATACAGATCCTAGAAATTACTATGTCTACCCTGGTGTTGCAGGTAATGCATACCTCGAAATAGTTTATTCGGGCAATCCTGTAACGGTTGCTCAAAATGGGAGTCTTGGTGTACCCGATATATTCGCTACTGCCGTGATGAATTATGTTCTGTATATGGCCTACCTTAAAGAGTCAGAAACTGCAGCTAACGCACAACGCGCAGGGACTCATTTCCAATTATTTACGGCATCAGTAACAGGTAAGGCGCAACTCGACGTTGTACTGAATCCGAATGCTGATGCTAGACAGGCTGGAGGAGTTTAGGCATGACGATTAGCTACGAGTCACTTCTGCCAGACGTTTTACCAATGGTAACGGGCTGTACCGACACTCTTGTCGAGAATGCTATTCGCTCTTCTGCTATTGAATTTTGTGAACGCACAAGCGCCTACCAACAAGAGTTGGACCCGCTCACAACAATTTTAAATGTTTATGAATACGATCTTGAGCCGCCGACAGGAACTACTGTTCACAAAGTATTGTGGGTAACACACGCGGGAGAAGACTTAGAGCCTGTATCTACGACTCTACTAGAGCAGCGAGTACCTAGATGGAGGTCTGGTAACGGCACGCCTGCTTATTATGTCCAACAAAGTACTGCACTAATTTGGCTGGTCCCAGTACCAAGTTCTAAGTCAGTTAACAGCACCATTATAAGAGCAGTGTTGAAACCAACACATACCAGCAGTTCTTGTGATGACGCGGTAATGAATGATTTTAGAGACACCATAATCAATGGTGCGTTGAATAGATTATTAAGGATACCAAACAAAGATTGGACGGATTTGAATGGTGCTCAATATTACGGCACCTTATTTAATCAAGGTGTAGACGAAGCAGAACGTCGAGCACGGAATGCAGACACAGGTGTACGCAGGAGGGTTATGTATGGCGGGATCGGCAGGTCACGTTCACGAAATCGTTACGGAAGAGAAAGGGGGTGATCCTATCTACGCCTCGATCCGCGACCATTGGGATTGGGCAAAAATGGGTCTGGAGGAGATTGTCGCTGAGAATCCTCGGCTGACATACATGCCCGAAGATGTTTACGCCAGTTGTATTAACGGGCAAGCGCATTTTTGGATGGCTCCAGAAGGTTTTGTTATTACCAGTACGGAGGTAGATAGCTTTACAGGGAATCGAACTTTTTACATCTGGATCGCATGGGCCAAAGAGCGCGGCCAAAGCTGCGTCATAAAGTATTACCCGTTTTTTGAGCAGGTGGCAAAAGATGCAGGTTACAAAAAGATTGAAGTTAGGACAGCCGTAAGCGAGTTAGAGCCTTATTTGCTCAGCGAAGGTTGGACGAAAGAAACAGTTGTTTACACAAGAGAATTGTAATGGGCGATAAACCAGAAAAAGCACAACCCTCCGAATCAAATAAAGCGCTCGCGTCGGTAGCAATGGCCGAGAAATCTTACTTTAAGGAAAAGTACGGCCCCAAGTTAAGAGAAATGAGGGATATGGCTCGTAGTAGTGACCCTACAAAGCAGCTAGCAGGAATAGCGAACGCAGACACAATGCAGGCGCTATCTGGGCAAAACGCTCAGCGAACAATCAGGGGGCAAGAAGATGGCGGGATGATGGCGAACGCTTTGACAGGTCAGCTCGGGATAGCCAGGGCTTCTGGCTTAGGCATACAAAATCAAATGGGCACGAACGTTTTAGGTACTGCCCGCCAACAGGCATCTGATGCAATGACCGGCATGGCGCAAGCGTCGAGGATGGCAACGTCTGAGGCACTGACGAAAGCTCAAGCAGCCAATGATGTGTCGAACGCGAAGTTTAAGGCACTCGGCGGTGTGGCAGGTGCCGCACTTGCTAAGGGCTATGGAAATATGCAGACATCAGGCGTGGATGCCGGCGGGAAAAGCTCCTCGGGTACTTTCTTTAAACCTGTTAATAAAGACGGTAAAAAACTTGGATTTATGAGTCAAAAAGGAGGGTACTCATGACTGTCGATGTCCCATTAACTCCAGAGCAGCGAGAAGCAATTGCCGCTTCTTCTGGTGGTGGAACCGGACTGCCGAATGTAGCCAATCCAGATGCAGCTTTTGCAAAAATGACACGCGATGATTATTTAGATTACGTTAAAGATTACCGAGGCTTTGAAAATGAGTTGCTAGATAAAGCTAGCAGCGACACGTCTCTTATTGATCAAGCCCGCGATGATATAGGAACAGCAGGTACTTTATCGGCAGGCGTAAACCAGAGAAACCTTTCACGCTATGGAGTGGCTCTAACACCAGCTCAGCAACAGCAGCAAGGTAGATCACTTGAAAGAGCAAATACATTAGGCGGGGTTCAGTCAATGAACGACGCGCGCATTCAGCAAAAAGAACAAAACACTCGGCTTATGTCAGACCTTATTAATATAGGTCAAGGCGTGAACCGTAGCTCTTTGAGCGCAATGGGTTCGGCGGCACAGGATGCTACTCAACGTAAAAATGCATACACACAAGCGAAAGCAGCATCTAAAGCCCAAACCATGAGCACGATAGGTGGTTTGGCGATGCTGGCGTTCATGATCTAACAGGGCAGGACTATGAGTTTTAATAAAGGTAGTTTTGGGGCAGGCATCCTTGATGGGTTCAGAGGAACGCTTCAGTACGGCAACCAAAATCGGAATGCTGCACTACAACGTGACAGGTTAAAGTTTGATAGGGAAAAGTTCGATTACTCTAAAACAAGGGATATCAGAACTGATTCTAACTGGGACAAAGAATATAAAATTGCTGTAGACACTTATAATCTCAATTCTGGAAAAGACACAAGAGATAAAACAACGTGGACTCGTACAGAATTTGAAGCTGATGAAAAACAACTTTACAGAGATAACGACCGTATTATTGCGGCAGGCCAAGACTATGGGTTTATAAGTAAAACGGACCCCAGTAAGTTAGATAGAGAAAACACCATTGCCTTGATCCGAGAAGGCGGTAGAGTTAATGATAGTTGGGTTATGGATCGAGCAAATGCCAGCAAGGGTACAGGTATACCCGAGGGTTTTACTATTACTCGACTTGACCGCGATCCTACCACTGGCGAAATAGCGGCGTATGGAACGCACGCCAATCAAAAAAACCCCCAGCATCTTACTGATAAGTTAAACCCTGGGGTAATAACTACAGACGGGTCTTCTGAGGGCGATTCCCCAATAGCGGTCTTCAGCCCCGAAAAACTGGCCGGACTCTTAGACGATGAGTACCGCTTAACCATCCCATTGAATAGTGGGCTGGGTAGTACTAGCGCGCTAGCGCAGTTTGGCGCTCTAACAGAGATGTCGGACGCTGACGCAGAAGTGGCAACAATGAAGGAAAACGAAGCACGTCAAGCACAGGCGGCACTAAATACATTACATGTGAAAGTTATAACGGCTAATGATAAAGCCGCTGCAGATCCTGCGACGGGTGAAGGCACTAACGTCGAAATGATGCGCGATTTCAGAGGCATGATAGCTTCTGCAGAATCCGAAGAAGAAAGGCTTGAGATTTTAATAGAAGCAGCAGAAACCTATGGGGTAGAAGTACCAGATGTTCTGATGGGTCAAGGTGCTTCCAACGAACCATCTGCGTCTCGGAGAGACGGCTCAAAAAAATCAACACAAGGTTGGATAGGGCCGATGAAAAACGAAGTCACTGGTGGAACAATGACTGAGTTTTCTACTGACTTAGGTGACGGCTCTGGGCGTGAGATTCCCACGATGGTTGAGGCACAAAGCGAAGAAGCTTTAGCTTACATGCGTAAGATGCCCGAAGGAAAAGGCTTTGATTTAAGCATTCCTATGGAAAAAGAAATCGTAGAGGTTGCTAGGCGTGAAGCTAACAAGCGAATCGACGCTGGTAAGAGTCAATGGTATCAAGATACTGATTCAAATCCTCCCAACGAACCACCTATTTCTGCAGAGCGCCAACTTGGAACTTCCCCTGGACGTATGGGACAAGAACCGATAGAAGGTGACGACCTGTTAATGACAGGTGATAACCCTAATCGGTATCAAACGCTCCAGCACGGCCTTCCAACTCGATACAGACCAGCTGTATTAGAAAAGAAAATAACTGAGCACAAAGCGGTACTTGAGGAAAACGGTCTAGACACCGAAAAAGGAAGAGCTGCACAAGACAAATTAGATGCCCTTATGCAGCAGAAATATGGAGAGGATTCTTTTGTAGATAATGCGGTGTCTCCTGAAGCTAAAGCAGCTGCTGAGAAATTGCATAATGGCATTCTTGCAAAGTTCGATCAAATGACTAATGAAGAAACAGCAGCTGCAATTACGACGGGTGAAGCTGTTGCTACTGAGGAAGATAGGGCAAATCTGGCGACAGTACTCAGGGATGGGGGCGTAGCAACAAGCGATGATATTAAGAATTTGCCGCTTAAAACGCAACGCCATGCACGCGCACTATTAGCGATAATTGCCCCAGAATCGGCCCAGCGTAATCAATTTGCAAAAGAGCTGGTTAGCATAGGTACAGGCGGCACAGCATTGTCGTCTCCGAGAGAGCTAGACGCTCAAAGAACAGCCGAAGATACACTTGCTGTTAACCAAAGAAATGCAAAGGTTAATGAAAGAAGCGCTGCAGTTGCCGAAGCTAGAGTTCCAATTGACCGGCAGCGAGCGGCTACAGCCGCCAATACGCTTGAATTAAACAGGCTTGAGCGTGGTGACGCATTATTAAAATACGTAGATAGTCAAGCAGACAAAATTGGTAAAGAGGTCACGGACCAGCTTAACAATGTAATCAATTCTATGTATGACCTGGATGATGAGGACAAACCGATTCCTGGTCAAATTTCTGATTTTAATTATGCCCGTGTTTCGAGCGCACTAAGCGAGTCGCTAAGCGTAATATCACGCAAACTCGGAACTACAAGAGAAGACAGCGCCGCCGAGGCGCAGTTAGAAAACGCACAGAATGCTATCTTCAGCATGGGAATCCAAGCGCTAGCAGAAAGCGAGGATTACGGTTCTTTTGGTGAAATATTTCCTGACGGTGAAATTGATTTCTTCGATCAAAATGACAATGCACTTAGCCGTGTAGATATATTCTCTAGGGTAGAGAGTGGGAAAAATAAGGGGCAACCGCTCAGATGGATGATAAGGTCGTTAGGTTCAAAAACACAATTAGAGGAGACGATACCCTCTAGTGTAGTAAAAAATATGTTTGGCGATGAAGGTTACAAAGCGTTTGTTGAAAGCTTTGAAAAAGTTGAATTAGAGCGAAGAAGAGAAAAAACGCGCGTCAATGCTAAAGTTAAACGAGACAAGAACGACGCTAAGTGAATTATTTACCACTTAGAGAGGCTATGCTCCAAAGAGAGTCGTCTGGTAATTACGGCGCTATTAACAGATTAGGTTATGCGGGGGGTTATCAGTTTGGTGCAGCAGCATTAGAAGATAGGGGTCTTCTGAGGGCGGGAAGCTCAAAGCTGGGAAATAAGGCCGCGATGAACGATCCAGCTAACTGGACGGGTAAAGGCGGCGCTACTAACCTAGAAACTTTTCTAGAAAACCATGACCTGCAAGACCAGCTGTTTGAAGAAAATGCGGATGCCAATCTACTCCACTTAAAAAGAATGGGCGCGGTTGATTCAAATACACCTCCTGAAGATGTGTTTGGCTATGTAGCAGCATCTCATTTGTTGGGGGCAACAGGTGCTAGCAATTTAAACACAACTGATGCAAATGGGGTTTCAGGCCAAGACTATTTTCAGCTTGGTAGTTCTGCATATACTTCGGCTCAGTCAGATCCTGTACAAGATCCTGTACAAGCTCTCTTAGCGAGTACGACACCGTCGCAATCACAACCGCAATCACAACCGCAATCACAACCGCAATCACAAACACAAACTCCGTACACTTATACTCCAGCTCCAGCTCCAGCTCCAGCTCCAGCTCCAGCAACGGCTGAACCCCAGTCAGCGGAGCTACCTGAAGAGGAGAGAGTTCCTTATGACCGTCAAGAATACAGGACCGCTGGTTTCGACCCTGTATTAGCTCTTTATGGTTCGCAAGACGGGCGTACTCGGAATCAAACAAGGGAGTTGACTGAGGTTAAAGCGGAGCAACCGTCCCCCTACGGTGAAACGTTTACTCGTGGTGTAACTGCTGGTTTTGCAGGTATTAGTACTGACACTGAATATTTTAAAGGTATTTTCAATACCCTTGCTGGAGACGATGAAGCCGCAGCAATTAATATCGGTGCCGCCCAACGTAATGAAGAGCGTATTGCAGAGTCTATGGCAGGGCTTGAAAACTTTGAAGAATTTATAGATAACCCTACTTTAGAAGGTTTTGCTAATCAGCTGTTCAAGACTACGGGTCAGTTAGCCCCATATGCAGTCAGTACGTTTGGAACAGGTGGTACAGCTGCAGTCGCAGGGATGATTGGTAAAGGCGTGTTAACCGTTGCTAGTCGCCAAGTAGCAAAAAAAGTCATAAGGGAATCTATAGAGCGCAGCGTAAAAGGAGCAGGAACTCGAAGCGAGAAGGACTTAGCAGAACTTGCTTATAAATTAGCGCGCAGGAACTCACTTGGTAGGACAGCAAATGCTATTACACCTACCCGAGCAGCTCTTGTAGGCCAGTTCGGCGAAGAGTTTACCCTCCAGGCAGGCGCTAACTTTGGAGAGAACTTAAATATAGAGGGCATGTCGCAGCAAGAAGCGGCAATGCGCGCATTAACAGTGGCAGCACCCCAAGCCGTACTTGGTGTTACTGGTGAACGGATTATTCAGAACGCTATTTTTGGCAGTTTAGGGAAAATTGCAAAAGAGCGTGGTGCTGACGGCTCTATGCTATGGAGTCTTGGGAAAGAAATTACCAAAGCGACAGGCCGAGGCGCAGTTGGCGAGTCAGTAACAGAGGCTGGGCAAGAGGCTCTCCAGCTAGCTAATGTCATGCAAGCCGACTCAACTTACACCAAAGAAGATGCCCTTATGCGATTGGGCGAGTCTTTCTTTGCTGGGTTTCTAGGTGGTGGGGCAATGACTGCAGCGGGTCGAACCGCAACAGGCTCACTAGAGTTAACAGGAGAGGTATTTACTAAGGCTGGCAAGTTTATTGAACAGGCGCGAGAGCAACAGGTCGGCGCTAAGTTTGAGCAAGAGCAATATGGCGTAACCAACGATGGTCTTACAGCACCAGAACCCAAGGCTCACATTAATGGGCAGATCAGGTCACTGACAGACCCAAAGACTTCTCGAAACAGCATCTGGATGGCGGGTAACACGCCAGAGTATGGCGCATCTCCTGATAGCGTTAAGCGAGTAGAAATTGAAGGTAAGACATTTTACACAAAGTTTATTCCTGGCCGTGGCACCATTATTTCAAAAGACTTTGATGTGGCTGAAGCCGTTGCTAACGATGCAGCAAGTGATGCGTCTTTGCAGGTTGCGCTTGGCTATAGCAGCACTAAGCCAGTAGACGCAGATGTTGTTATTGAAGCGCGAGATGCAGAAGGTAATGTCGTATGGTCAGAAGCAACCAATGAAGCAGGAGTAGACGCTGCTATTGCGGCAGCTCAAAAGCAGGCTCCTGAAGGTGGGTCAATAGGACGACAGTCTGTAAAAGCTGCTCTTGAGGAGCGCGCAGCCTTGTTTGCAAAAGAGCAAGGCCCACAAGTTCGTAATATGGACGTAGAGGACGGCGACGTAACTAACGAAGAAGTCGTTGATTTATTTGCTACAGGCACAGAGGTGCAGGAAGCGGCATCCACTAACAACGTCGGTAGGCAAGAAAAATATAAAGCGCGAGATCCTTCTGTAAAATACGCTAAAACTGATGCGGCGCGGCAAGAGTTTGCCGAAGAGTTCTCTGACTTAGACATGGAGGAGCTAGGCAAGAGCATGGCTGATGAAATCAGCTTTGAGCCAGATAGCCCATTCGCTTCTATGCCAGACTCACTTATGGAGCAAGCGGTTCGGGCTAAGAGAGAAACAGGTAATACCTCTATTTACCCCCAGCGTAATAGCGATGGCACTTGGTCGCTCATGCAAACCGTCAGCCCTGAAGCTGATGTGTATAGCTTTGATTCTCGAACTGACACGCTGGTTGATCAAGAAACAGAAGATCAATTAGCGCTTGCCGAAAGACGGGCGAACACTCAGGCCCAAGAAGAGGGCGAGACTACTGTCCGAGAGCTGTTAGGCGAAGTCAAAGGTATTGGCCCAAAAATAATAGAGCGCGTTCGGAAAAACATGACGGTCACGCAGATGCTAGAAGCTGCGGCTTCCGATAATGCTGTTGAGCTTTTTAGCGCAATACCAGGAGTGGGTAAGAAAACCGCAGAGAGAATTGCAGCGGGCTTACAAAATGCTCCAAAACCAGCTCCTAAACCAGAAGCTAAAAGTGAAACACAAGCGATTACCTCAGTAGCTAGTTTCCTTCGAGGAGCGCTGGCGAAAGCCAAGAAGAGCCGTTATGCCCGCCAAAAACAAGTCGAAGGTAAGTGGGTAGACAAGACTAAAGACGAATTGGTAACCGTAAATGGTCAGGCAGTAAACCTAGTCGATCTTGTCAAAGATGGACAGCGGCTGTTTTCAATTGAAGAAACCCTAGATTTTACAGAGGGCGGCAATTTAACAGCGCAGCGCAATGGCGTTACACAAATATTGTCGGCGCTAATAGCAGAAGGGTTTGTAATTAGAATCGGCGGGTATGACATCCGGTCGAAACAGCTTAAAGAACTTAATGACCTCATTAATAGTATTAGTGATGAAGAAGCCGCGATAGCTAAGGCTGCTTTAGACTGGGATGTAGACCCAGATGATGCTCAATTAATGGGGCGGCTTGTAGAGTTAGAACGGACTCTTTATGAAAGTAATCAGCCAAAAGCAAAGGTAAATTCTCCGTTAGACCGGCTTAAAATACAACGAAAGGAATGGGCAAAAGCGTTCCAAGGCTATATGAACTATATAGATGGCCTACCCAAGGATGCAGATGGGAATCCTATTCTAGAAGCTGATCCCGCTTTCACAGAGCCAAAGAAGGGGCCGTTACTTGCACTGATGGACGTGGACGCAGGTTTTGAAGGCGGCAAGTTAATAACGTTAGGCAAGTTAATAAATACGACTCCGATTGACCCCACACCAAAAGACGCAAAGTACCAGCTAGTTAATGAAGATGGTTTTGTTGTTGTTGAGGGGACCAAGCAGGAAGTGCAAGAGGCACTAGAAGCATCTGGGCAGGCTTACGCTATTAACAAATTGACGTGGAATAACGTTACGAAAGAAATGGATAGCTCTCGTCTGACGGATGAAGAGTTCGCGGCAGAGCGTAATGTTGGATTTAACGAACGCACTGAGGACATAGGTGCCGACACACCAGTAGCTGACCAGTCAGAAAGCACGATGGATTCTATGCAGTATTCTGATAATACTGAAGATGGCTCTCCTGATTATACGTTTAACCCTGAAGAAGAGAACATAGGTACTTTAAAGCCGATTGGCTTACCAACTAAAACCCCTCTACAAAAAATAGCTGCTCGTGTAGTAGATGTCGCACGCCGCACACTAAATTTAAAGAAGCCAGTGTCCGTCATTTCAATACAAGAGTTGTTGGACAGCGCCAGCATAAGAAAGCTCTCTGACCTAGAGACAGAGTTGTCTTCACTCGGCAACGTGCTAGATGCTGATCCGCGTAAAGTAAAAATAAAAAAAGATATCGCTCGGTTAAGAAAAGAAATTAAAGCCAAGGAAGCCAAAGCAGCTGCTTATTTTGGTGATCCAAAAGTCGCGCAGTATGTGGTAGATGTGGCGAAGGAGCTGATAAGGACACCCAAAGGCGGCGGTCGGTATATTGGGTTTGGCGATGCTCACATAATTTTGATTGACCCGAATTCAGGGATGAACGCATTAGACACTGCAATGACTGTGGCTCACGAATTAGGTCACGCGCTGTTCACAGAGCAGCTTTCTTCTACGCTTCAGAACCCTGCATTGTATAACCGTTTGTTTAACGAGTTTCAGAAAGCCCGTGACGCGAAAGGCGCACCCGCAGCTTATAAAGGCAAACATGGTTTTGAAGAATGGTATGCGGATCAAACCGCAAATTGGGCGATAGGCGAATATACGAAAGATCGTAAAAAAGGTTTGGTCGGGGCGCACTTTAGAAAAATTGCCAAGGCTCTGATAAATTTCCATAAAGCATTTTCTGCGGAGATGAAGAAGCGTTTCGGCAAAGATGCGTATTCTCCAGAATTTGATTCGTACATGACGGAAGTACTGAGAAGGCGAGCTACTGGCAATTCTAATTCAGGCGCTCAAGCAGCGACTTTCCAAGAAAAAGTGATTGTTCGGAAGATGGCAGAAGCCCTTGAGAAAGAGGCTCCAGGTTTTGCTAATTCTGTTAAGAAGCAAGTTGCTAAGATGATCCGAAGCGATAACTTCACTCCAATATACAACTTCATGTTTACTGCTGATTCGCGTATGCGGAAAATCGCGAATGACAAGATGGCAGATATATTTTATACCCGCGCCCAAGACTCTAAGTCTAAAACAAAAGGTACGTTAGGGTTCCTCAAAGCCGCTGCCCTTGAGGGTAACGCTTGGTATAACAAGCTCGACGACATGATTGACGGCGATCTAAAGTCAAAAGAAGTTCAAGATAGCCTTGATGAAGCTTTTTCTAGTACACCAACACGCGATCTGACTGGCAATGCAAAAGCTGTAAGGCTGTGGCTAGAGAAGTTTTACGACGAATATATAGAGCCTTCAAATACAGACATCAAACGACAAGACAACTACACACCCATAGTTTTAAAGCTGTCGGAAATTGAGAGTGACCCGTCAGGGCTTGTTGACTTAATCATGGAGCAAGACCCAAAGGCAGATAGGAAAAAAATAGAATCTGCTGTCTCTAAGTTAGTCGCATATCAGCACGCTGTGATGGATGACAAGCCAATTGATATAAAAAAGGAAGACCCTGCAAGCAGTGTAGAAAAAGCGATTCGCCTAACAAAAGGAATAGATCCAGAGCTGTTGCGGGAGAAGGGGTATCTTGAAGACTCAGACGTTGCCCTTCTCCGTTATACCAACCACGTAATAAAGCGCGTTGAGTGGAACCGGCATACGAAAGATAACCAAGGTAATAGCATTTATGAGGAAGAGCTAAAGAAACTCGGAAAGCGCGACCAGGAAGAGATAAAGAAGATTGTCGATAAGTACCTTGGATATAACACTTCACCTCTGTCACCTATGTGGCGTGCAATAAATAGTTGGGGGTCTGTTCTTCAAATCTTTGCAATTCTACCTCTTGCTACGCTTGGTTCTTTGCCCGAGCTTGCTGGCCCAGTGATAGCGAGCAAGGAGTTCAGTAGTGTCATGGTTGGCATGAAGGAAATATTCAACACGATAAAGAATCGCGACGAAGCACGCCTTCTTGCTAGGGATCTTGGCGTTACGACTAGCCAATCTGTTGCAAACGCGATGATGTCTCAGTCAGAGCTGGAGTGGATGGATACTCAAGCTAGAAAACTAACTGACGGTTTCTTCAGGGTAATCTTGCTCGATACTTACACTAAGTTCACCCGAGAGTTTGCGTCAAACATGGGCGTTAGATTTCTGATGAAGCACTCTGACCCAAAGACTAGTGGCGCTTTTTCAACTCGGTACTTGCAAGAGCTGGGGGTTACAGCAGCTGAAGTAAAGGTTTGGTCTGATAGTGATCAAGATTTTACTACTCCTGAAGGGAGAAAAGTTAGAGAAGGGCTACAACGGTTTGTAGAGTCAGGGACGCTTCGCCCGAATGCTGCTGAGCGCCCTCTATGGGCATCCGATCCTCATTATGCTTTGTTCTGGCAGCTAAAAGGGTTCTTCTATAGTTACGGCAAGGTCATGTTGGCGGGTTCTAAGAGAGAAGCAGCCGCTCGGCTAGAAGGCGTGTCGTCTAAGGACGCGAATACATATGCTGCTATGGCTGGGGCTGGAGGCGTATTCGCTCTTATGGGTATTGCTACGATGCCGCTCGCGATGTTGGGTATGGAGCTACGAGAGTACGCTAAGTTTGGGTTAGCTTGGGCAATTCCTGGGATTGATCATGAAGCTAAGAACTACTTCCGTACAGATGACCTCACTTGGCCTCAATACGCTAGCGCAGCTTTTTCTCGTTCCTATGCAGCTGGTCCTGTAACTATTGCATCTCAGGCTATGCAGGCAGCTGACTGGGGACGAGGCGTGACAGGAGCAGCAGCTGTTGTACTGGGACCAACCGCAGAAACACTTGAACGAATGACTACAGATGGGGTTCGCAGCGTCGTAGAACATAGAATGTTGCCAACGGGGCTGCTGTGATGAGCGACAACGATATAGGCCGCAGGTTTGACCGTCTCGAAGACAAGATTGACCGCCTGACCGAAGTACTTACTTCTATCGCTGTTGTAGAAGAGCAGATCAATGGTCAAAACGCTCGACTCAAAAGGCACGAATTCCGTCTTGATGAGAATGAAAAAAAAATTGAGGAGGTTTCGGAAACACTCGCGACTAACTCACAAGTGATAAAAGTCGGGCAAGCGATTGTCGCGTCAATCTGGGCCGCAATGTTGGGCACTGTTTTGTATTTTTTTGGGGGTTCCTGATGTTTAAGTATTTCAAGTTAGATGAGTTTGATTGTCAGGAGACTGGCGATAACGAGATTTCAGAAGATTTTGTCCACGAACTAGACAAGTTACGTGAAGCTTGTGGTTTTTCATTTCGAATCACCTCTGGCTATCGGTCAAAAGAACACAGTATTGAAAAACGGAAAACATCTCCAGGCACTCATGCTCAAGGAATTGCTGCTGACATAGCAGTAAGCGGCGGTGCTCAGAGAA